ATGCCTCTAAAAATACCCCATAAAAAGCAGGGTTACCAGCGTAACCAACTCCTCCGATACAAAGCTGTAATGGACGAGTTCAACCGCCACGACTATCGCTATATGCCTATCTCGGTAATATGGCGTGAGTTTATATACCCTAAGTTCTTTATATCACGAGGTACCCTCTACAAAATTCTAAGCATAGATGTAGACAATGAATTACAAGCCTATGCCTAATTACCTGTGCAACTCGCACTAACAATTCTGCACTTCACAACTGTAATACACTTCATATTCCTGCACTCCATCATCACGCAGCGTTCTGCTCTGCAAACTTCTAATAAGTGCTGAAACATTAGGTAGCAACGACACCCCGTGTAGCTGCTGATGTATCTTTTCTATAATACCCCATATTGCCCATACCTCTTCTTTTTGTCTCCTTGGGGCCTGCATACTGCTATTACTAAGCCTCATATTAGCAATGGTTATCTTTATAGATACCTGCCCTATTTGTCGCTGTACGGGCTTCTTACTCATATCCCTACCAAGGTTAGAGAATTGCACCTGCTGCACATCAATCAGCGCGCAAGGGAATTGCACAGGCATATTAGGGCTGTAATAATATAACTGCCCCCAATTCTCATCTATGTATTTAAGGTCTGTTATCTCACTTAGTTTCTGTTGTATTTTCTCTAATAATGCTTTCATTGGTGTATGCTATTTAATGCTTCTTTTATATTGAAATCTACTATTTCGGTTACCATACGTTTTACCTCAGTATGATTACCTATAAATTGCCGCTTAGGTATTTTTAGCTTGTCACCTACCTTTTTTAAGGCGAGAGCTTTCCAGTGCTCCGCTTCTACCGAAAAAGCCCTTTGTGTTGCCCCTTTGCGCCCTTTAGCTGCTCCAATAGCTTTGTAATACATTGCCCAAAAATAACGCTTCATTTTAGCTGTTATTTCCACTTCACCGCCATTGTTTTGAATATCAGCATAAGGCACCGAACTTGTCCAGCGTACAGTAGTACCTTCAATGTTACTACGGATAGAGCGGCGCAAGGTACCTGTGCGCATCATTAGCGAGCCACGCCTATTGGGTATAAGGGTATTAGCCCACTTATCATCAAAGAATGCCTTACGCTCAAAATTGCGGTCAAACGCTTCTGTGAGCTTCACTTTTGTATCCGTTAAGATGTGATTTAAAAAGTCTTTAAACTCCATTTAAAAAAAGTTTTGTGTTTATTTGCTTGTTGTTTTGTTTTTATTTTGTACTTTTGTTGCCTAAAATACATTTTACTATGGACTTACTAAATAAATATCTCAGCAAACGTGATTACTCAGGAAGTGAGGAGGATATTTACGCCCAAGATATAGAAACCTTCTATAACTTCTCTCTACTTCATAATGAGGAAGGTCGCTTTTTAGCTCTTTTAAAAAAAGCCGATAAAGAACAAAAAAGAATTACTTATGCTACAGAACAAGATGTTTTGTGTAGTGATATTTTTGTTCACCAACTTACTCTGGTATAAAACTTCTAATCATTTGTATAGTATCTTGATATAAATCAGGCATTACCTCCCTAAAAACTTCATTACCTGCAAAGGTATTTTCAAAAGCGTGGGCAATAAACTCAGCTTCCTTCATTCCATCTATACTAAAATATCTTCTTGAGTGTCCTGAACCAAAATTACTATTCAAGGACATAAGTGTATCACTACAAGCCCCTATTTGTTCCATTAAATTATGATTATTCTCTCTCTGAGCTTCTCTCATTTTTTCATTGAGATTTCTTTGAATTTCTAAGTATCCTTTATTTCTATTTTCAGCAAAGATATTGCGATGTTTATCCATTACATCTTTTACTCTACTGTCTTGTCTCATTCCTATATGAGTGTCAATAGCGTGTCCAAATTCGTGATAAACTACCGCTTCTGCATACCAGTTGCTTTCTCGTCTTCTACTATCAATCGGTATTTTTACAAAATTACTTGTTGGTGAATAATAGGCTCCACTCATAGCTCTATATCCTATAGGTTCTCTAAAATACAAAGGTGTTTCTCTTGTTAAGCCCTCAAAAATACTCCTATTAACTGTTATATTTAACTGACTTTCATAAGTAGGAATATTAGTAGGTGTATATTCGGGTTCTTGCCTTTGTTGCACATTGTTTAACACCTGCTGTGCCTCTCCAGCTCCTACTACTTGGGTATAGGTATTATTAGGTGGAAATACCTTCTTTTCCTGCCCTGGGTTAAAGCGAAACATTTCCAGCTTATTCTTACCACTCTTGCCTATCTGGGTAGTAGCTGCCTCGCCTGCCTTTTTGGCAGTTTCTGGGTTGCTTTTGGTGTTTTCACGTGCCAATACTTCTACTGCTGTACAGCGGCAACGCCAGCCATTAGGCGGGTAGTACTCTGTCCAAAAGGCATCGTCTTTTGGCAAACATATTCCTGCCAAAGCTGCGTGGCTTTGCCTTACTCGCTCATCACCTGCGGTGCGATATTCCAACCAATAACGGCTCGTGTCGGTTTGTAGGTTAGCCCAATTAGCGGCACTTTGTGCACTTTGTACGGCAAACTGGTACTCGGCTTCTAAGTAGTTACGGTTGTAGGTGTTATTCAGCTTTAGTATCTCCTGCTCAAACTGATAATAAGGGCGCACGTTGCCCTGCTCATCTTTTAGTTTGCTACGGGCTTCGGTAAGCTGTGTATGGGTTTTGAGCCCCGAAAAGATAAATATATCTTTCTCTAAATAGGCTCTCATCTCATTAGGCACCTCGTGAGGGATAGCGGTGTTAAACACTTCAGCGGTAGCCGTAATCAGATCGCGGTAGGCTTTGTATTTGGTAAGGTCTTCAGGTTTATAGGTGCCTTTCTTATGCAAATAGTCAAACGCTTTCTTAGCCACCTTAGTAAGGTCTTTCTCCCCTCTACTTGGAAGAGGGGCAGGGGGAGAGGATGCTAATCTTGCTTCTTGGCACGCCTGACAATCGCAAGGAGCGTATTGGTTTTGTAGGTTCAGGTGTAGTGCCCCGAAATAAGTGTCGGGGCTTAGTCGAAAAAATCTAAGGAGAGTTTTTGAGGCGTGGCAGGAGCTTTGTTTCCTGTTACTTCAATGCCGAATTTTTCTTTAAGCCACTCATCAGAGACCTCTTTATAAGGCAGTATTTCCTTAGTGCGTGTCCACAGTTCGCCCAAGTCCTCTGCTTGGTCATACACGAGCGATAAGCCCTCTTCGGGGAGTACCCCAATGGCATAGAGTGCTGGTAGTACTTTGTCATTCATAAACTGCTCTACCATTGTTTGGTCGGCATCGACAAGGGCTTGCAACATATCTTGCGAGCTTACTTCTTTGCCTTTGCTGCCGTACTTTGTATCTTGCCCGATGATAGCCCCCGAAATGAGCAACGAAATATTATCACGGCACAGTTTTATGAGTCCGTTATACACTTCTCCTGTAGCGGGTACCCCATTGGTTGCCCACTCGAATTGCTCGGTTTCGTCGATAATAAACCACGCAGCAGCACCCATATCGGTCATCATCTTCTCGGCACGTGCAAGGGCTTGTTTGTCACGAGTGTTTGTTTTCATTACGCGGGGAGGTATGCCGTAAATTTCGCACAACTCCGACCAGCAGCTTTGCGCAAAGCGACTGAAAAGTATATGCGGTATTGCTTGATTGATAAGCCCTAAGTCGCCCGCCTTGCCAAAGTCTAACAGCCACGTGCCGTACTCAGAGGCATTCATATAGTCTAAGCCCTTATCATCGGTATAATCTTTTAGGATAATACCCTTTTGAGGTATTACATTTTGGCGAGGTACTAAGGCTACTTCTACATCCGAAAAAGGCACCTCATTACTGCCCGCAGGTGCTACCTGCCGATTGAGCTCTATAAGGGTATAGCCAAAGTACTCGCTGTCTAATATGTGGCTTATAATCTCATTAAACCAAACAGACTTTTGCAGTTGTCGTGTTAGCTCCTCGTGTGTCTCACCATTAGCCTTCTGTATGCTGAAGTTAGCCGAAATCGTTTTCAGCTTTCGGTTCTTTATTTGTGAAGTGGTATGCGCATCAAGCATCATATCACGCACGAGATTATAGTAGGGGAACGTTTTAGGGTTCTCTACGTTCTCTGCCATTGCCATTGCATTTTTCCACGTAAGTACATCGGCACGAGTGCGTGCCATTGCCTTGGGAACAATATTGCGGGTAGGTTGCAGGCTGTTATTACCTGCTTTCTTAGGTCTCTTATAGTTCTTATAGGGTTTCATTACTTGTATTTTCCTTTAATGTTAATACCTTTCTCAGTGATCTGTAGTACTTCGGCACTAAAGCCGTCTGCTTCTAATTGTATGCGTATATGCCTATCAAGAGCGCGGGTAATACTGCCATTCTGTGCCTGCTGAATATTACAACCTGTAATAGGCGACTCCTTCCACTCTCCTTGCTTGGAGAGCAAAAGGAACTCTACGTGTTGGGCAGTACTTTCATTAGCAACAAAGTCGCCCCCTACGACCTCCAAATCATATTCAGTTGTTACGGTTATATCTTTCATAATAATTGCCTACAGGTGTCCCCATTTATTCGTGATTGTACTTTTTACGAGAACCATATACAAAAGGGGTTATTTGCTTTTCTGTTTCCTCTGTACGAGGCACAATAGGTAGTGAACTGATATTCACCTCACCCTTAGCCAGCCTTTTAAGGTACTCTATCGCCCTGTCATAGCGTTCTTTGGCGTGATCATAGATAATATCAGCATTGCACAGATCCACAATATACCACTTCGCTACCGATAGGCAAAGGTTCACCACAAGGGCGTTTCTTTCCTCTCCTCGCTTAGCAAAGATAGCCTCCGCATCGTATCGAGGGCGACCATCCAAATACTCCTTTTTGTCATTGGTGTAGAAGTACGATTTTACCTCCTGCTCAGCAGTATCTAACGCCTGCAGTAATATACTCTCGTCCCCTTCGGTTATCTGCTCCACTTGGTAGGAGTAGATATTATTCTTTAAATCTTCTTTAACTAAAAACATATCAATAATGGTTATTAACTCTCGCCCCAAAAGCGTATTGGTTGCTACTTTGCCTGTTGCGACCTACGAGCCATTTAAAAGCACCGTGTACAGCATCGGGTCCATCATCGTGGGCACCCGAACCCTTTTCAAAGGCTAAAAACTGGTCAATAAGCACCTGCATATCCGCATTTTTCTGCTCACTATTGAACCACACATTTTTGCGTTCAAAATAGCCCGCAAGGCTCTCTATACGGTCAAACTTATCTGCCTTACTTCGTTTGTCAGCTACAATAGGGATATAGTACCCCCGTTTGTCGCCCTCTTGGTCAAAGTCGCTTACAAACTCGTCCATCGCAAAAAGTCCCTCAATCATATAACGGATATTGTAGCGGTCTAAGCGATACTTCTCATACTGGTCATACAGCCATTTAGCACAATGCGCACGGCTTTTTTGCTGCATATAGCACAGCAGTATATGAAACTCTTTGCCTGCATTGCCAACTAAAATTAAGGCTTTGTAGTCCGCATTCTCCTTATACGACAAGTCCCCATAGAAGCACAAGTTATCATACTTAGAAAGTGGCAATGCCTTTTTATACTGAACATCCTCGTACTTAAAAATAGCCCCGTCCTCAATATGTGTGTGCATATACTCCCGCATAAACGAGCGGTAGGGCATACTCTTAAACTTATTATGCCAGTACTCCGCCGAAGTCTTCTCTACCCATTCAGGAGTAAAGTCCTGCAAGTTTTTCACCGCACACACCGTAAGTATTTTAAACTCCGTTTGCGTGCTATCCTCATAACTACCCTCTTCTTTAGGAGTGTTAATCACCTCATTGAAGTACGTTTTAAGGCGGTTCGTTATCGAGTTTTTGTGGAAGTTGTTATTAGCAAATACAAAGCGTTCAGTAGCGTTGTCCTCACTGTCAAAACACCCCCATACATCTTCGGTGATATAGTCTACACTTTCCCGCATAATACGGTCATTGTGGATAGACTTCTTGCTATCCACATCATCTACCACTATATAGTCGGGGCGTTCTGCTTGCTCCCGTGCCCCTCGCGGGTTCTGCCCAAAACCAAGCGACATAAACCGAACCCCATCATTAGTAACAAACGAACCGTCCGACCAGTCCCCCACCGATGCCCGCTTTCCGTAATCATTCTGCAAGCGATTATTGTGTTCCAGCTGTGCCTGTATACCCGACAGCAGTTTCTTTGCCTTAGGTTCAGTCTCCCCCACCAAAAGCATAAAACGCAAATCACCCTTAGCAAAGTACAAATACAGCGGTATACCCATATCTATATGCACCGACTTCCCCGCCGAGCGGTACATCTCGGCAAGCAAGCGCAGTCGCTTATTATCTACTATCAGCTTAGCCAACTTAGCGTGAAACCACGCACACTTCTGTTTAGCATAGTTAGGAAAATAGTACTCAAACCAACGTACATAATCGCCCTCCAAGTTCTTAATACGAGTTGCCTTTTCCTTAGCTGTTTCGTGTATATTAACCGAAGTAGCCTTAGCAATCAGCAGGCAATGCTTGTCGTAATCGGCTAAGAGTTTAGCGTATATTTTATCGTTCTTGCTCATTTTTTACTTTTAGTTGTAAGAATTGTTTGTGATACTTGGTACATTGAGCGGCAAAGCCCGCATCCTGTTGTGATATAAACATATCCAGTTCCTTCAGCACTTTATATACAGTAGTAGGGTCTGCCTGCGTTTCACACCTATCTAAGGCAGCCATTAACTTACCCACATCCGAAGCCGAGAAAGTAGGCTCTTGCCCATTCATTACCCTAATAGTCTCAGCTTGTAGCTTCTGTTTGATAATAGTAGGCGAAGCGTGGAAGTTCAAACGCTTGTCCTCCCAATCATACTTCTTTACCCACTCACCAATAGTAGCAGCACGTACTCCGTAGAGCTCCGCCACTTCTGCTTGTGTAACCTCAATATTTTCAATGTAATATTGTTCAGCCTTAATACGTGTTTGTTCTTTTGTTTTTGCCATTTTTTTGTGGCAAAATTCCTACAAATAAGGCAATTAGAAAACAAGTTGTTCAGTCCTTGAACAACTTTGTTCAAAGGGTGAACAAAACTGTTCAGCCCTTAAACAACTATTTGCATACCCAACAGAAGCTCACGAATTTTGCCCCGAAAATGATTAACAAAAAATGAAAGCCTATGCCTAAATTTATATTGAACGATGAAGCAGTGGTCAATTCGCACGGCTTTCGGATACTTACCGCAGGAATTGACCTAACACGCTTCAAACTCAATCCTGTAATGCTTGACGGACACATTCGCAGTAATCAGACCGTAATAGGAAGCTGGAAAGACATTACCATTGAAGAGGGTAAACTTTTTGCCGAACCTTTGTTTGATATGGAAGACAAAAATGCTAAACTCATAGCAGGAAAGGTTGAACGCGGGATTATCAAAGGGGCGAGTATGGGAATATATTTTTCAGAAAAGGATTTATCATATAAAGATAATGTGGTAACCCTTACAAAGTGTATCCTTGCTGAAGTCTCTATAGTAGCCGTACCGAGTAATGCTAACGCCTTGCGCCTACATATGGACGGCAAAGAACTTACCGAAAAAGAAATAAATGAGCTATGCCTATCATTGGCAGATAAAACAATTAACACAGATAACAATATGAAGTTACAACTTACACAATTAGCCTTAGTAGCTTTAGGTATGAGCACCAGCACTAAGGAACTATCAGCAGACGAAATAGAGTCTGCTATCTTGGCACTTTCTAAAACACGAGACGAACTGAAAGAAAAACTCACTCTTTCAGAAGAACAACTTAGTGCTTTTGTAGCCAAAGAAAAAGCACAAAAAGCTGCCCTTACTACTCAAATGCTTGACGAGGCAGTAAAAAGCGGTAAAATCACTGCCGACAAACGACAAACCTTTGCCGATTTGGCAGCTAAAGACTTTGAGTTGGCAAAAGCTACATTGGAGGCTTTGCCTGCTAAAAAGAACTTTAGCACAGGAGTAACTACACCTGCAGGAACTACTGGCGTAGCTACTATGGACGATTTTCAAAAACTCTCCTTAGATGACAAATTGGCTTTCAAAAACAGCAACCCAGAAGCCTACCAAAAATTAGTAGCTTCTATTTAAAATCGTAGCACAACAAGCAATTTAAATGATATTTAAAAAACTTTTAAAACAGAATTAACTATGGCAATGAATTTTCCAGAAATATGGGAGGCACGTGTACGACAAACCCTTTCACAAGGAGCCGATGCCGACTTCTTAGACGGCGTGCAAGAACTCGATGGCGATGTAACCCAAATGGGCGAACACAACGTAATTCACATCCCCACTACCGAGTTCAAACCCGATGTACTGATTAATAACAGTACCTATCCTCTCGCTATCCAAGACTACACCGACAACGAAGTAGTGGTAAAATTGGATAAGTATCAAACAAAACCTACTAAGGTTACCGACGACCAAACCATCGGGGCAAGCTACAACAAAATTGATGCGGTTACCCGTAGCCACACCAATGAAATTAGCGTTACCAAGTATAAAAAAGCATTACACGCTATTACTCCCGACCAAAACACCGCTGCTACTCCAGTCCTAACCATTGCGGGTACTGAATGTACCTACAACGACATTGTAGCCCTCAAAGCAAAATGCGATAAAGCGGGATGGCCTCTCAAAGGTCGCCGCCTTGTCTTGTGTTACGACCACTACAACGCCCTCCTTAAAGATAGAGAACGTTTTGGTGACCAGCTTATCAACTATCACAACGGACAAACAGCCCCTGTGATTGCAGGCTTTGAAATCAAAACCTACGAACAGCACCCTCACTACAATGCCACAGGACAAAAAATCGCTTTCGACCAAGTCCCTACTGCTACCGATAAACCCGCTTCAGTAGCCTTTGTGGTAGATGCTGTGCGTAAAAAAACAGGACTTACTAAGCAGTACTATTCCGAAGCCAAACAAGATACCCAAAACCAAGCAAACCTATTGGCGTATCGCCACTACTTCATTGCTTTGCCTTTGGAGAAAAAGTACATCGCCGCTATGAAATAATGTTTAACCCAAAAGGAGGGGAAGCCTCAGAAAAGCCCCAAAGTAACTCAATTAGCACGCTTTTTTCTGCAACCTTCCCCCCTTACTAATAACAGAAACCCTATGGATACCATATTCAATGATAACCCCAATTTAGATGTAGCCTACAAAACCGCTGACGGCAAATACTTCTACACCGAAAATAGCGCACAAAACTACGCCCTCACCCTCAAAAATAAAGAAGTAAAAAAAGTAGTACGCACAGAAGAAACTACAGAAAAAGAGGAAGTGAAAAATGAGGTAATTACTGAAACACAGAAGCTTCAAACAGTAGTAACCACTGAACCCTCAGAGCCTTTAGAAAGCACTAATAGTTCAGAAGTTTCTGACAATTCAGAAAACCAAGAGTCTTCAGAAAGCACTGATAGTTCAGAAGTTTCTGACAATTCAGAAAACCAAGAGCCTTCAGAAAACTCTGATAGTTCAGAAAACTTAGACCCCTCTGAAGAGCAAAACAAACCACGTTTTGAACTCAAACCTAAAAACTTTAACAAACGCTAAACAATGAACGGAGTAAAATTCATAAGAAAAAACGGTGGCTTAGGGCGTGAGCTCGCAGGCGAAGACCATATCTCTGGGCTTATCATCTATGGTGAAACAGCCGTTGCCCCTACCTTATTGCTTTCGGTAGAGGAGCTAAATGGCAAGGGAATTTTCCCCGATACAGCTCCTGTATTGCACTATCATATAACCGAGTTCTTTCGTATCAATGAAGGAGCAAAGTTATACGTGCAATCGGTAGCAAGTGCCGACGGTAATTATACCGAAGTAAAAACCCTGCAAGCATTCGCCCAGGGCAAACTCCGACAAATCGCCGTTTGCGACTTCAAAACCGAACTATCGGGCTTAGACAACGCTCTTAGCAAGCTAAACGCCATTGGCAAGGAGTTAGCCAAACGTATCACTCCTGTAAGTCTATTGTATAGCTTTAAACTCAAAGCCGAAGATATTGCTAACCTCCCCGATTTGCACACCAAAAGTGCCGAGCTTGTGAGCGTAGTGATAGGGCAAGACGGCGCAGGACGCGGAGCCTATATCGCACAAATTACCCCTGCAGTGGGTTGTATAGGGGCTGCTCTTGGAGCTATTTCCAAAGCCAGCGTACACGAAAGCATTGGCTGGGTAGAGAAACAGAACTTAGTAACTGTTGCTTACAATAAAGGTCTTACAGGCGATACCTTGCAATCCCTTGAGTTAGATGTCCCCGCTTTAGCAGACGGTACCAAGCTTGGCAGCCTAACCCCTGCACAAGTAGAAGCCTTACACGGCAAAGGGTATATTTTCCTTACCCAATATGCAGGCAATGCAGGCACCTACTTCAATGATAGTTTCACTGCAACCGCTGCCAACAGCGACTTTGCCTACATAGAGAATAACCGCACCATCGACAAGGCTATCCGTGAACTCAACCGCGTACTTGTTCCTAAGATTTCAGGACCCGCTTATATTGACCCTGACACGGGCAATCTGCAAACAGCCACTGTATCGGCTATTAGTGCCCTTTGTGAGGAGCCTTTGGATGCTATGAAGCGCAATGGTGAGCTCAGCGGGTACAAAGTGTATATCAACCCACGCCAGCGTATTTTGCAAACCTCCAAATTAGAGGTAGTACTCAAGATTGTACCTGTAGGCACTATGCGTGAGATAGAAGTAGCTATCGGCTTTGCCCTTAGCGTATAGCAATTTAATAACCATTTAAAAGCACTTTAAAAATGTTAGAATTAGAACCCCTTATCAACGGAAGAGAATACGGATGGGCAGATATCATCTGCACTATCGGGGGCGTGCCCGTTACGGGTATTGTTGCCATAAAGTACGAAGAGGAGCAGGAGAAAGAAAACGTGTACGGTGCGGGTCGCCACCCAGTAAGTCGTGGGTATGGTAGAGTGAAGACTACTGCTTCTATCACTGTGCTTGCTTCAACGGCAATGGCACTGAAAGCTAAAGCCCCTAATGGACAGCTACACCGCATTGCGCCTTTTCCTATCACGGTGAACTATCAGCCCGATAATCAGCCCTTGGTAACCCATATCTTAAAGAATTGTGAGTTCCAAAAAACACCCTTTGAGTGGAAGGAGGGCGATATGCACAAAGAAGTAGAATTACCACTCATTGTAAGCCACGTAGTAGATAAAAGCATTTAGTGGGTAGCACCCACAGGCAATTTAAAAAGAAGTAAAAATGGAAGATAAATACACATTTGTAGAAGATAATAAAGCTGACAAGTCCGCTACTATTTGTGGGCTATCAGAAACTGAAATACAAACTCTTAAAGAGGAACACGGCGAGCTGGTACTGGTAGAAGTAGCTTCAGAAGGTAAAACCCACCAAGTGATTTTCAAAGAGCCTACCTTTAAGCAATTGGAAGTCATCACTAAAATAGCTAAGACAGACGAGGTAAAATCAGCCCAAGCCGCGTACGTTAATTGTGTAGTAAAAGCCGATGAGGCAATTGCAAACCGCGATTTATTGAAGCTAAAAGCTGTAGAAGCCTTATTGGCACGCATACAGCAAACAAAGGCTAATGCAAAAAACTTGTAGGCTCGTTGCTATCTGATAAGGATAGTGTAGAGTCTAATAACAGAGAAGAATGGAAAGCAGAGGCACTCATACGTGCCAACTTTTGGGTAGCCCCCGAAAGCCTGCAAGCCAGCCAATGGTGCAAACTCTATGCGCAAGCAATGTGGTTAGAGCATTGGCGTATGCAAAACCAAGCCGAATTATTTAAGGTACTTATGGGTGGGTAGTTTCACCCTATCGGGGTAGGTGTTGCTATATACTAAGCAAAAGAAAAATATAAACAAGCTGATGTAAATACTAACAGCCCCTACCTCGTAAAGTTTCCATAGTACAGAACTTATAACAAATACGATAAAAGATAAAGCGTAAACGAGCCAAAATAGTGCTTTCATAAGTAACAAGTTTAACACGGCAAATATACAAAATTAAAATGAATAACGCGTTTAATTTCGGAATAAATTTTAATGTGGTGGGCGGGAACGATGTGTCGGCTATATTTGTCGGTTTGTTTAAAAACATTGATATACTACAGGCTGAAATCACCCAAATAAATCAGACGCTCAATACTTTCGCTGAAAACACTACAAAAGCTATTGAGGGGGTAGCTAAAACTGTAAAAGAAAGCACCAAGTTATCTAACTTGAACTTAGAGGCACTTCTTAGCCTAACAGATAGAGCCACCACTGCTATAGCCGACCTATACGCCCCTGGTATCGCCCTTGAAAAGAACCTCGCCGAGCTTTCGGCTATTACAGGCGTTACAGGTGAGGGACTGAAAGCCATAGAACAGGCGGCACGTGATACCGCTAAAACCTTTGGTACTTCGGCAGTAGATAACGTGGAAGCCTATAAGATGATGCTTTCACAGCTTAGCCCCGATATTGCTAAGAACAGCGAGGCAATGAAGCTGATGGGCGAGAATGTAAATATCCTCTCCAAGCAAATGGGAGGCGATACCATAGCCGCTACTGATGTACTCAACACCTCGCTGAACCAGTTTGGGATAAGTATGGAAGACCCTATCAAGGCGGCAAAGGTGATGACCGAGATGATGAACGTAATGTCGGCAGCTGCCCAAAATGGCTCGGCTGAGCTCCCACAAATCAAGCAGGCATTGGAGCAGGTGGGTATGGTGGCTAAAACCACTGGGTTATCATTTGCCGAAACCAACGCCTATATTCAGCTATTAGACCAAGCAGGTAAGAAAGGTAGCGAAGGAGGGGTTGCCTTGCGCAATGTTCTGACAACCCTTTCGGAAGGTCGCTTTACCTCTAAACTCGCTGCCGATGGACTGAAAGCTGCAGGCATTAGCACCGACTATTTGGCGGATAGCAGCATACCGCTACACGAACGCCTCAAGACCTTGCGCAAGATACAAGGCGACACTGCCCTAATGACCAAGGTATTTGGCAAAGAGAATATGGCAGCTGCCATTGCCCTTATCAATACGGCAGACGAAGCTGAAGCGATGAGCAAAAGTATTGAGGGAACCAACTCGGCAGTAGAGCAAGCAGGGGTAATTATGGAGAGTACCGCAGAAAAGAATGCACGCCTTACCGCTCAAGTAGAAGACTTTAAGATTTCTATTTTCAATGCAACTAACGGGGCTTTTGGCTATGCAGGGGCTATAGGTAATATCGTAAAAGATATGACAAACCTAATACCTTTGGTGGTAGGACTTTATAATGGAATTACTTTTTTAACCAATGCCGAAAAGCGCGCTGCCCTATGGGCTGGTATTCTATCCGTAAAAACAGCCGTATGGACAGGCGTTACCAAGGCAATGGCAGTAGCACAGGGCATACTGAATGCCGTAATGAATATGAACCCTGTATTCCTTATCATCACAGGTATTGCCCTACTTATAGGCTATATTGTTACGGCTATTAAGTACTTTGATAGCTTTGGTAGTACAATGTTAGTGCTGTTAGGCCCTATAGGAATGCTCATCAGTGCTTTTATGATGATTAAGCGGCATTGGGATAGTATCGTCGAAGCCTTTAAATCAGAAGGTATATTAGGCGCGCTTAAGCGTATAGGTTTGGTGCTGTTAGATGTGATTATGCACCCCTTGCAAAAGATACTGGGTTGGGTAGCGGAGCTTACTGGCTGGCAATGGGCTACGAATGCCGCTGGCAGTGTAGAGGAGTTTCGCAAGAATATGAATTTAGTCTCTGATGAGGAGAAAGCTAACACCAAAGAAGACAATAAACCTCAAGAAGTAACGGTAGTAGAAAACAAAGACAGCTTTGACCTTACCAAAAACAAACCTACGGTACCTACCGTTGGTGGCGTGGCGGCTACTAAAACAATGAATAGCACGGGGGTAGGAGGCGACAAAGGCAAAAGTGAAAACAAAGTGCGTAACCTGAGTATCGGTAAGATGATGGATAACTTTAATGTGTATATGAATACTGAAAAAGGTATAGATAAGCAGCAGCTATTGCAAGCTGTAAGAGAAGTATTACTAACTGCTACTGCCGACTTTGCAGGGGCTAATGATTGACGAATATGATACACTTTAACTTTCAACCCCAGCCCGAAACGATTGCTAAAACGGTAGCCTTAAACTTGGCTTTTCGTTTTGGTATGCAAGCGGGCAAGCCTTTAGAGGTTAAGAAGTTTGACGGCGAGTTTGTCGCAACAAGCGACTTAGAAAACCGCCCTTGGCTTACCTCCTTGCGTATGAGTACCCACCACGAGGGCGAGCGTTACAGCTTATTATTCCCCGAAGTGATTATCTCAATAACCCAACAGCGCAACATAGTAACAACCCCTCTACAAGGGCGTGACGGCACGATTAAGGAGTATATTAGCAATGGCGACTACAACATTACCCTCGACCTCGCTATTACCGATTATGAGAATGAACCTAACGAACAAGCTGACGAGGCGTTTTTATTGCCAAAGCAGGACTACCCGCTAAGTCAGTTAGAAACCTTGCGCAAACTACTCACTACTCCCGAAGCAGTGGAAGTAGAAAGCGACTTTCTCTATGCATTCGGCATCAAGTCGGCAGTAGTAACCTCTTTCTCCTTACAGCAGGAAACGCACAGCAATCGCCAAAGCGTACAGATACAAATGCTATCGGACGAACCTTATGAGATAAAACAGATACAGCAAGACGAGTATGTTAAGATTAGCAAGTAGAATAACCATTGAGGGTGAACAACGCTGGCAGTTCACAGCAGTAGCCGAGTGTAACATTGTAGAAGATACAAGTAGCCTTACCGACACCTGTGAACTGAAGTTGCCTCGTAACATCAAATGGAAGGGGCAGGTAGCACCTGCAGGCAGTGTGAGCCACACGGGCAGTAATACAGAGATGATTTATCCGCCTATAAAAAGGGGCGACCGCATTATGGTAGAGCTCGGTTATGATGATGATTTAAAAGTACGTTTTGCGGGTTACGTGCGTTCGGTAGATGCCAAAGTGCCTATCACCATAAAATGTGAAGATGGTATGTTCCTACTCAAAACACTGAAAGCCGAACCTAAAGCCTTTAAGAACGCTACCCTCAAAGAGATAGTGGAACACCTACTCAAGGACACGAATATTGCCTACAAACTCATTGACGATAACATACACGTAGGGGCGTGGCGCATCACCCAGCCTAACGTATCGCAAGAGTTGCAGGAACTAAAGGACAAGGTAATGCTTAGTAGTTATTTTAGGTTTATTGAGGGGCAATCGGTGTTGTACATCGGCTTAGCCTACCCTATAGACAACCGAAGGAAGCTGTTTTTTAGGCACGGCAGAAACATCATCAGTGAAGACTTTACCTATAGAGAAAAAGACGATATAAGGGTACGTGTAGAGGCACAGAGTTTTAACGCCAAGCATAAGAAAATTACCTACGAATACGGCGATAAAGACGGTGAAGTAATAAAGCTCCGCATAGACGGACTAACAGAGGAGGAGTTAAAGAAGTACGCCCTACAAGCCTTAGAACGCTACAAGCAAAGTGGCTTTAAGGGCTCGTTTGAGACCTTTGGCGTACCCGAAGTAAGTAAGTGCGATATGGTGGAAATCCTTGCCTCCGACGGCAATAGTGGTACTTATTTAGTGAAAAAGAATGAGATTAGTTTTGGTACCAACGGCTACCGACAAAAGATTGAATTAGGGAATGCATTATGATAAAAGAATTGATACAGCAATTAGCCAATACGGGGCAGGAACTATACGCCAAGGTGTGCGAGGTAACCTCTGTAGATGAGGAGGCTAAAACCGCTGATGTAAGTCCCTTAGACGGCAGCTCCCCCATTAACGATGTGTATTTAGTAGTAGACTTTGAGAAGGGAGGTTTTTACCTACAACCAAAAGTAGGTTCGCTGGTATGCGTGGCTTTTATAAGCAAAGAAACAGCAATAGTAGTAGGAACCTCCGAGCTGGAGAAAGTAGAATGCATCTTGGGAGGTTTTACCCTAAAGATAAAAGACGGAAAACTGCAACTCAAAAATGAGCAAGTCGATTTTAAAACCCTTTTAAACGACCTTTTAACTGAGCTTAAAAGTGCAATTATACAGACACCCGCAGGCCCTGGCAACTTTGCCCCGAATAATGTAGCAAAGTTTGAGGAAATTAACAATAAAATAAACGCACTATGGCACTAAACAAACAAGCCTTAAAACAAGGCATTATCACCCTGCAACAAGATATGCTTACCAAGACAGAGGCAAATCCAGAAGAGTATGCCGAACGCTTAGCAAGCCTTATTTACGACTTTGTTCGTAGTGGCGAGGTAACAGTAGCACCAGGTATACAAGTAGGCACGGCAGGTACAGCCACCGCCCAAACAGGAGCTACTACAAGTGAAGGAAAAGGCACTATAAGCTAAATAAGCTAAAAAACAAATTTACAATATGACAAAACTCAACTACATCTTACAAGGCTTTGGCTTTAGGGACTCTCACGACTTCCTACGCTCATCCTTTGGTCACACTTTTTCAATGCTTTTTATAAAAATGGACGTTATACTATCAGTACTATTTGCCACCGTGCATTTTCTTTTTGGTTTCAACCATTTGTTCCTAACCGCTTATGTAGTGCTACTTATTTTTGAGTGGATCACGGGGGTACAAGCCTCCCGAAAGAGGGGCGAGAAGCACGAGAGTCGCAAGTTTGGGCGTATGCTCCTAAAAATAGCTACCTATCTTGTCCCGATCTATATACTACATACCTTCTCGGCTAATGTAGAGTTTCCAAGTCTTGGAGGCTTTGAGTTCGACCCCTTCCATTGGCTTTACTGGGTAGTACTTATAGCTATTATATGGCAACTGGTGGTGAGCCTCTTGGAGAACTTAGATTGTTTAGGCTTTCGCTTTGCTAAAGTACTGCTCAAGATTATTAATAAGAAGTTTTATAAAACCTTTGAGCTCAACGATAACGATGATAACAGTATTACATAATCAAAGCCTCCTCGACCTCGCCTTGCAACACACAGGCACGATAGAAAGCGTCTTTGAGTTTGCAGAAGCCAATGCTTTTAACATCACTGATGACGTAGTGGCGGGCAAAACCTTAGTATTACCTGCAGAAGCCTTTAGCAATAAAGATATACTAAATTATTACACCGCAAAGAACCTACAGCCCGCAACGGCTTTCACCAAAGAAGACGAACAAGTGTTTGAACGCCTTGAGGGCATCAGCATTTGGGCAATAAATCTTGATTTTATAGTAACACAACAATAACCTTAAAATAATGAATATAGAAGAGAATAAAGAATATGAAGCTTTTGTAGAAAAATTTAAACCCAAAAAGACAACTGATGACTGTTATACGCCTCCTGAAGTGTATGAGGTAGTACTGCAATATGTACGTGAAAAGTGTAATATTGAGGGGCTGAAAGTCCTCCGTCCATTCTACACTGGTGGCGACTATGAAAGTGTACAATATGATGAAAATTGTGTGGTGATTGATAATCCACCTTTCTCTATCATTTCACAGATCATTCGCTTCTATAATGCTAAAGAGGTAAAGTACTTTCTATTCGCCCCACATCTTACTTTATTCGTTACTAATCAAGATTATACGGCTATTGTTGTCAGTGCTGATATAGTATATGAAAATGGAGCTAAGGTAAAAACATCCTTTGTAACCAATATGATGGGAGATGTAAAGATATTAGGAGATGCAGAATTAAGAGAACGCCTTAAAGCGGTTTCTAATACTAATAAAAAAAAATTTCCCACCTATCAATACCCCGACAATGTAATTACTGTATCAAGGATAGCTTCTATTGTAGAGAAAGGCGAAAGCATTTGCATAACAAAAAAAGACCTAGCTTTCTGCCGACAACTTGAAAGCCAAAAAACATATAAAAAGTCGATATTTGGTTCGGGCTTCTTAGCGTCACACACTGCCACAAAAGAATTAGCCACAAAAGAATTAGCCGCAAAAGAATTAGCAACAAATAAAGAGGTTATTCATTGGGAGCTTTCAGATACCGAACTAGAAATTATTAAAAAATTAGGATGATGGCACGCACTATACAAGAAATACAAACCCTTATCCTGCAAGCCAAAGCACAAGAACCTGCTTTGAATGAGCTGAACAGCACCTCCAAAGTAGCGATTTGGCGGTTGTGGGTCTATATTATAGCCGTAGCAATATGGAGCTTAGAGAAGCTGTTCGACCAGCACAGGGCTGATATTGACAAACGCCTTGCCGAACTCAAACCCCATACCGCTCGTTGGTATCGCAGCAAAGCCCTTGCTTTTCAGTATGGGTTTGACCTATTGCCCGACAGCGATAAGTTCAACAACCAAGGACACACAGAGGAAGCTATAGAAGCCAGCAAGATAGTCAAGTACTCGGCAGTGATTGAAAGCAAAAACGAGGGGCGTCTTATTGTTAAGATAGCCACAGAACAAGGCGAGCAGTTGCAACCTATCACCGATGCCCAAAAGCAAGCCTTTGAAGCGTATTTGCAAGAAATCAAAGACGCGGGCGTACGCCTATCAGTGGTGAACTACCAACCCGATGTGCTGCACTTGCAAATGAAAATCATCTATGACCCGCTTGTATTAGATAGCAACGGACAAAGCATCATTCACGCCACTAAGCCCGTAGAAGAGACTATCAAGAGCTACCTCAAACGCCTGCCCTTCAATGGAGAATTAGTATTAGCACACCTTATTGATGCGCTACAACAAGCAGAGGGGGTGAAGATACCGCATTTAGTTCTCGCACAAAGTAAGAACATCACCAGTAGTGGCGAGTATGGGGCTTTTGAAACGATAGAGATAAGCAAAATACCCACCGCAGGTTACTTCACCATTGATAACTTTAACGATATAACCTACATTAGTAGTTAGCTTGCCCGAACACTAAGCGAACACTAACCGAAGATAAGATGACCTTAAACATTGATAAATTAGTAGTTCTTTTACTGCCAACCTTCCTGCGCAAACCGAAGCTCATAGCGTGGTTGCGTATGTTGGCTGCACCCCTGCACAAGTTGCTGTACACCTTTCAGCAAGCCCGCACAGCCGACCTCTACAACCTCGCTCATAACAGCCAAGTTTGCTACCTGCGCAAAGCTCTTAATGATGAGTTTGACAGCGAGCAGCGGCGTATCCGTATCGAGGATGGCAGGCAGAAACAAAGGTTGTATATCTATCCCCGCAGTGCTAATAAGCCACTATACTTAGGCAAAGTCTTCCTCTATCAACGAGGCGACTATATCGATGGCGGAGTAGATTTTATAGTAGTACTTCCTCAAGGTTTGGAGTACGATAGATACAAGTTAGAAGCACTTGTGAACTTCTACAAGCTCGCAGGAAAACGATGGACAATAGAAACTAAATAATATGAATAAGTTACATACAGAACACAATGCAGGATACCCTTTTGATGTCGGGTTCCTCGCCTTTATGCAAAATACCTACAACCTATTTAACCATTTTGGACACCTCGCTGGCAATAAGGTAATTATTTCAGGGTGTGAGGAGGTAGGCAACACTATCTCAGCAGGTACCGTCTATATCAATGGTGAGCTCTTTCCTTTTGAAGGAGGGGCTAAGGGAGATACGGTTATTATCAAAGAGGAAACCAACGAGGTAACCTTTGAGGACGGTTTTTTGCGCCCCTTAGAGACCATTCGCACAGCTGCTTTTGGTCGCTCTGTACCTGAGAAGACTTTCAATTGGGAAGACTTTAAGCGTGTGTACAATCTCCAATATTTAGGAGAAAATAAAACAGATAACACCGAGACAGAAAAACTTCTCAAACGCATTGAAAAACTCGAAAAGCAAAAGCAAGCGGTGCCTATAGGTTTAGTAGCTATATGGGGCAAGCCAGAGAATGAAATACCCGAAGGCTGGGAAGAGTATGTTCCTATGCGTGGTGTAATGCCTATTGGTCACGACCCTGAATATAGGAAAGATGAAAACGATGCTGAAGATTATCGTCTAAATGCCTTAAAACACCGAAGCGGTAAACGCTCTCATAAGCTCACTATTGAGGAGATGCCTGAGCACAAACACAATTATGGTGATATTTATTTTTCAGAAAGTGGGGGAACGGTAGTTACGCCAACTAAGTATGGTTCTAATAAATCTGACTACGATAATGGAGGCTTTGAAATGAATCGTACCTCAAAAGAAACAGGCGGTGATCAGCCTCATAACAATATGCCACCATACCGAGTTGTACAATTTATAAAGTATGTGGGCGTTTAACTAATAAGTAATAACTTAAAATTTGTAATAATATGACACCAAAAAAGACGTTAAAAAAGTGGTTTTCTAACTTTATGAAACCAGCACAAGAACATTTCGCCGCTTGGATTGACAGCTATTGGCACAAAAGCGAACAAATTCCAATGAGCAACATCGAAGGACTTAGTAGAGCCATTGAGAACACTGTCTCGGCAAAGCAGCTGCTCAACCACTTAGACGACACCAATGCCCATCGTGCCCTATTTGAAGAGTTGAAAAGGCAAATACAAGCTATTCAAACCATCTTACAGGTAGATGATGTAAACCTCGACACCCTACAAGAAATCGTTACCGAGTTAAAAGCTAACACCAAGCTACAAGAGCTCATCGACAAAAAAGTAAACAAAGAAGATGGCAAAGGCCTATCATCTAATGACTTCACCAACGAGCACAAGCAGAAGTTAGAGGAATTGCAGCCTACTGATGTATCGGGCTTATTGCCAAAAGGCGGATATGATGGCACAGGACAACAGCTGAAAGAGGCTATTGACAGACTGCAAACCAAAATGCAACAAGTAGAAACTACCTTAAGTGTAGATGACACGGACTTTGATACCTTGCAGGAAATCGCTGCCCAAGTGAAGAGCAGCAAAAACTTAGAAACCTTGCTGACAGGCAAAGTAGATAATAAAGATACCCTTTGGTCAAGCCTCAAGAAAGCTATTTCCTTTTTTAAGCTACCCAACAAAACTAATGAGGGAGTTCAAATTGATGGTGAAAGTGTAGAGATATCGGCAGAGAGTTTAGTTAACATTAGAAATAGAGGAAGTGTTAATATCACAGGGGCTCTTGGGCAGAGAGGGGAGGCACTTAATGTGAATGAGGAAACTGTAGATATCAACTCTGAAACTACATATATTAGAGCTAAGAACTTACAACAAAGTTCTGAAGTTTATTCTCACTCAGGGAAGAAGATGAGTATTAATGCCGAAGAAGTAAGCATTAGGGCTAATAGGCTATTAGTCAATGGTGAAGATTTGTCCTCTAAGTTAAACAGTTTAGGCGATTTCAACGCAGAAGAGATTAATAGAAAGATTGAGGCAATTGAAAATACATTGATGAGTGCGGGATATATAATTCAGCAACCTTAATGACTAAAAACTATGGAAATCAGAAAACACATCATCAAATTATTTGCACTCAGTTATATAGTGCCATTTGCAGGTAAAACAAGAAGTTTTACCCGCTCCGCTAACATCATCTTACCCTTAATTCTTATCGGAGGACTTATTGTTTGTGCCGAGCTTTATAGCTGGCTTTACGTGGTATTGCCTTTGTTAGCTGTAGCTTGTTTCTTTGGCTTTGGGTATTTTCACTTTTCACCTCTTACCAAAGCTGATATACCCTTAATGGATAGCACCCAATGCTGGCAGTACCAGCAACTCTTAGGGGATAATAGCAATACACCTACACAATACAACGCCCGTTGGGTAGTATGGGTAAACCCATTGGCTATAGCTATAGCTCTTGTCTTATTATTCACTTTAATACTATAAGCAATGAAAAAAAGCACCCGCAACATCCGTTACTTAGTGGTTCACTGCTCCGCTACACCAGAGGGCAGAGACCACACTGCCAAAGACATCGACCTTTGGCACAAGCAACGTGGTTTTAATGAGATAGGTTACAACTACATCATACGCCTCGACGGCACGATTGAAGAGGGCAGAGACGTCAATAAAATCCCTGCCCACGTAGAAGGACACAACAAGGACAGCATCGGCATCTGCTACATCGGTGGCATCGACAAAAACACGTTGCAACCCAAAGACACCCGCACCGATGCCCAAAAGGAAGCCTTACAAAAGCTCCTAAAAGAGTTAAAGACTTTGTACCCACAAGCCGAAATTTTAGGACATAGAGACTTCCTAGGTGTCGCTAAAGCCTGCCCGTGTTTCAATGCAAAAGACGAATACAAAAACATTAGCAAATGAGAAAATTAACCCTATTATTATTAGCGTTCCTCGCATTAGTAGGTTGCCGTACCCGCAAGGTCGCCACTACTGAGCAACGTCAAGTACAGAAAGAGCATTTTATCCATTACAAGGATAGTTCACAGCTCTTTGCCTATGAAGGTCGCAAAACGGCCTTATCCGACCTGTCCGACCAGTCCTTTGAGCTCGAATTAGAAAGCCTAACCGACAGCGCGGGCAACCCCCGTGAACTCATCTACACCCGCATTCGTGACGGAGATAGTGAGACCATAAGGGTAACAAACGGAAAGGTTAAGCTACGTACTACAAGCACACATTCTAAGAGCCTACAGCAGGCTGATAGTACCCTTTATAATAATTCATACACTCGCATTAAATCTGAAGCGCAAAAGCACGAATACGTACAATTCAAACAGGTGAACAAACAAGTCAAAAGCAGCCCCGTAAGGCATACCCTTTGGCTATTGCTACTCGCTGTATTAGTATTTATCCTTTGGAAATATAAGCCGTTTCGGTGGAAGATTTAAACAGCTTTTAAATGAAGTTTAAACACTGCTAAAAAGGAGGACAGCAGTAAAAAAATGTCCTCCGCTTTTTAAAGGCTCTCACCCCATTTAAAAATACACCCGCAGGCTACGGAGGACATAATGTCTTCTGTTGCCTGCGGTATTGTATTTTATGGGGTGAGAGCTGCAAAAGTACAACTATTTTCCAAACTACCAAAATTCATAAATTCGTAATACAAAATGAAATCAACTTCTAATACTTGGCAACGAACGCCAATATCCTACTATGGAGGCAAGCAAACAATGTTACCCTACATTTTGCCTCTAATTCCACCTCATAAAGTATATACAGAAGCCTTTTTTGGCGGTGGTGCTGTATTTTGGGCAAAAGGGAAAGCACAAGTCGAAGTTATTAATGACTTCAATGCCAACGTTTACACATTTTACAAAGTTCTACAAAGTAATTTTACCGCACTAAAAATACTTATAGAAAGCTCTATCATTAGCCGAGAAGCCTATAAATCAGCCTTAGTTATATATCATTCTCCTTTTGCATTCAGTGAAGTACATCGCGCTTGGGCGTTTTGGTATACTACCAATTGTGGCTTCTCCTGTCAAGTAGGTAATTGTCGTATTACTACCAATGGTAAGAATGCCATTTGCCTACACAACAAAGTAGACACTTTTACAGAAGTTTATTCTGAGCGTTTGCGTGGCGTACAAATAGAAAATAATGATGCTACTGAAGTTATTGCCCTACGTGATACGCCCGACACCTTCCACTATGTAGATCCACCCTATGTAGGAGCCAAACAAGGGCATTACGGAGGTTATGAGCAAGAGCATTTTAACGAGTTATTAGCTACCCTTGCTACTCTTAAAGGTAAGTTCTTACTTAGTTCCTACCACAATGAAGAGCTAACCAAATACGTACAGCAGAACGGATGGCATCAAAAAGAAGTGTCAATGCATTTAGGCAGCAGCAATAGTACAGGAAAGAAGCGTATAGAAGTCCTTACAGCCAACTACCCTATATAA